AGTCGATGCTGGGGTGGTGAGCCGCAAGGAATGGGGCAGTGATCTTAAACAGGTTAAGTTACTCGCCAAAGAGTTGAATAACTTAGTTGATAACTATCGTGAGGAACAGGCATTGATCTTCAATGTCAAGCCAAGCAGTACTGTTGCAAATTTGTCACAGTATTACTTTGCCTCCAATGATTTCAAGGCGTTGCGTGATACAACTAAGGCACATTACAGGTACTTCATTGGCCTGTTGGTGTCATCAATAGGACACATGCGGCATGGTGATGTTACCTCTAAGGTTGCAAAGCATTTGTATGAACAGTGGGTTGAGCAAGGTATCAGCTTTGCTAATCATGGTGCAACCTGTGCCAGCCGTGTCTTTAATTATGCTATTGAAATGGAACAGATCAATGCCAATCCTTTCACCAACATTAAGCGTAAGGCCACACCACAACGTAAGGTAGTTTGGAAACATTCAGATGTGGTAGGATTTATGGACACTGCCTTTGCTCAGTATCAGTACCGTAACGTGGGCTTGATTGTGGCTATGGCTTACCAGTGGTGTCAACGTCTGGGTGACATGCGTATGCTAACGTGGGACGCAATTGACTTTGACAGGCAGCGCATGTACCTTCAGCAGTCTAAGCGTAGGGCAGAGGTGTTCCTACCTATTGATGATGAGTTATTTGCAATGCTACAGGATCAACGGGGAGACTATGGCTTTCAGCCCTATGTTGCACCACACCCTGCGCCTGTCGGCGGTACGTTTCTGCCTTATGCTATGCAGAGACTATCAAAAGTAGGCCGTAAGATTATGAGGGCCGCTGACCTACCTAATAGCCTACGTCTTATGGACTTACGAAGAACTGGTGTGACACAAATGGTTGAGGCTGGTGTACCTTTGCCACAGTTGATGGCCGTTACTGGTCACACACATGTTGCATCTGTGAAACCATATATAAAAAATACATTCGCCTCTGCCAATAATGCCTTGACAGCCAGACATGCTCATGTAGAATTGAGTGTAACGAAGAACATTGAAAGTGATAGGTTATGAATATAATAGAAATTATAAATGACTTACAGTTAAGTGTTGGTGATAGTAAACGCATGGCATGTCCAGTGTGTCACACTAAGAATACATTTACTATTACTAATACAATGGGTAAGATTGTTTGGAATTGTTACAGGGCTAGTTGTCCTGTGTCTGGTGGTACAAATGTGGCACTGTCTGTTGGTGATGTTCGTAAGGCTCTAGGATTTATGGAGCCAGAGGACGCCAAGCCTGTCCCATTTGTAAAGCCTGACTACCTAGTTAATGATGGGCCTGAGTGTTGGGAATACCTCAAGCAGTATGGTATGTCACCTAAAGATGTTACTGTGTTGTATGACGTAAAGGATCACCGCATTGTCTTTCCTGTACTGGATGAACGGGGTGTGATGGTGGATGGATCAGGCAGAGCCTTGGGAAAAAGAATACCCAAGTGGAAACGATATGGTAATAGTGACTTGCCATATCATTGTGGCTGTGGTAATGTCGCTGTAGTGGTGGAGGACAGCGTTAGTGCCGCAGTTGTAGGTGCGACAGTGAATAACGATCTCAAGCTGGATGCCATAGATGATGATGTATATGTCGGGGTGGCTGTGTTGGGTACATCATTATCGGAGGGACACAAGAGGTACTTGTCGCAGTTCTCCACCATAATAGTAGCACTTGACCCCGATGCCTTACCCAAGTCACTAAAGTTTGCTAAAGAATTACGTACCTATTGTAAAGATGTACGAGTATTGAAGTTGACAGACGATTTAAAATACAGTAACCCTGACGATATCACTAATCTGATAACCCTAACACAAGGATAAACCCGACATGGAATTAGCACTAATACGTAGTCTGATGAACAAAGAGTTCTATGACAGTCACCGTGGATCACGCTGCCCAGAACGCCTGTTCAGCCCTGATGTACGCAAGATCAAGAAGGCAATTGACGGTGCCATGCAACGGTATGAACGCACCGTTACACCTGATGAAATTGAGGCGTTGTTTATGTCAAGCAATGCCACCCTTACCACCGCACAGAAGACTGCCTACGGTGCATTGTTTGCCACCGTAAAGAGAGAGCAGCCTATGGGTGAGGACATTGCACAAGAGGTGCTGTCTAAGCTGTTTCAACAGGTGATTGGTGAGGACATTGCCAACCTTGGCTGTGACTATGTGAACGGCACAAAGGATACCCTTGAGCCATTACGTAATATGCTTGAACAGTACGGTGATGACTTCACCCCAAAGCTAAACATTGAATGGGAAGACACAAGCATTGACCACATCCTTGCGCTCAACAGCCTTGAGAGCCAGTGGACATTCAACATTCCTACCCTTACCCGTAAGGTTGAAGGCGTCAATGCTGGTCACTTGATTGAGGTGGGCGCACGACCCAACACTGGCAAGACTTCCTTCCATGCCAGCCTGATTGCTGGTGAAGGTGGCTTTGCATGGCAAGGGGCCAAGTGTATTGTGTTGTGTAACGAGGAAGGCTACCACCGGGTTGCCCACAGATACATCACTGCCGCTGCCAACATGGAAGCCAAAGATGTTGTCGCTAACAAAGGCAAGGCTATGGCTGCATACAATAAGATCAGGGACAATGTAAAGTTCAAGGACGCAACTGATCGTGACATGTCATGGGTTGAGAGTGTGTGCAAGACATACAAGCCTGACATTGTGGTGCTTGATATGGGTGACAAGTTTGCCAAGACAGGTGGCTATGCCCGTACTGATGAGGCACTAAAGGCTAACGCTATCTATGCCAGACAGATTGCCAAGCAGCATGGCTGTGCTATCTTCTATATGTCCCAGCTATCAGCAGAGGCAGAGAACAAGGTGGTACTCAATCAGTCAATGATGGAAGGCTCACGTACAGGCAAGGCAGCAGAGGCTGACCTGATGCTGTTGATTGCTAAGAACCCACCAGTGGAAGGCGCTGACGAAGAGGACACCATGCGTCACCTTAATGTCGTTAAGAACAAACTGTCTGGGTGGCATGGTATTGTCCACACCAATCTGAACTACAAGACAGCTAGGTATGAGGCATGATTAACAGAGACATACACAAAGAGTTATGTGATAAGTATGAGGAATTAAAGAAACAGTATAGCTTGGGGCGTGAACAGTACGCCCAAGTCCAGCGTGATGCAGACTACTGGGAGACACAAGCAAAGACATTACGTACTCGTAATGAACAGCTACTGGATGACGTAAACATTCTGTCTGCCCAACTTAAACTATGGAAAGGCACAGGGCTATGAGTGATGAGGTCAAGGATGCCGCACAGGTACAGGCAGAGCAAGCCTTTGATGGCTTCATGTACTGGATGAAGAAGGGTACGATCTGGTCTTGCATAGCCCTTGGCCTTGTGGTATTTGGTTGTAACTCTGGCGTAGAAGATGATGACTACCCTGCATACAATGGCGAACAGTATGCACCAACTAATATGGGAGATTAGGATGATTGAAGTTATTGTAACACAAGACATGTTAGACAAAGCACATAACAAGTCAGAAGAGATGGGCAGATTAAACAACTCCATAACAAAAGGTAAAGGTAACTTAGCAGGATTTTTAGGTGAACAAATAGCCCTTCAAGTACTTGGTGGTAAATGGTCTAATACGTATGACTATGACTTAGTTACTCCCGACAACAAAAAAGTAGATGTAAAAACAAAACAAACAACTGTCACCCCTCGCCCATACTACGAATGTTCTGTAGCAAAATTTAATACCCGACAAAAATGTGACTTGTATGCTTTCGTTAGGGTAAAAAATACAATGGATGTAGGTTGGTTTCTAGGGTCTATGGGACACGATGAGTACTATGACAAAGCTACCTTTCTAAAGAAGGGAGATGTAGACCCGTCAAATAATTTTACAGTGAAAGCAGACTGCTATAATTTAAAGATTGAGGAGCTAGTTATATGATAGAAGTAACTTACGTAGATCACATGGGCAGTGACCTGTCTGTAGTAAATGCAGCACGTGTATCCTTTGGTAAGAAGAGTGAGGCATTGGGTGCGTCAGGTGTAGAGGGACAACCTATGACACCTATCCTCAATGACCCTGACAAGAGGTTGATTAAATACCTAGCAAAGCATAGGCACATGTCACCCTTTGGTCATGCCTTTGCGTCCTTCCATGTCAAGGCTCCAATCTTTGTAGCTAGACAACTGGTCAAGCATAAGTTCTTACGTTGGAATGAGATCAGTCGTAGGTATGTAGATGATGAACCAGAGTTCTATGAACCTGATGAGTGGCGTGGTCGTAGTGCTGACAAGAAGCAAGGTAGTGATGGTGTTGTTGATGTAGGTGATTGGGGTGATACAAACTGGGCCTGTCTTACTGCCTATAATGATCTACTGAAACACGGAGTAGCACCAGAGCAAGCACGTATTGTGTTGCCACAAAACACTATGACAGAATGGTATTGGTCAGGATCAATGGACGCCTTCTCTGATATGTGCAATCTACGGTGTAAGGGGGATACACAACTTGAGACTAGGCTAGTAGCTAATCAGATATGCGACAGTATGCATAAGCTATTACCTTTGTCTTGGAAAGCATTGAGAGGAGTATACGGATGATGGAGCTATCTCTAATTAGAACCCTACACGATCAGGAGTTCTATGAAGATCACAAGGGTATCAAATGCCCTGACAAGTTGTTCACTAAAGATGTACGTAAGATCAAGCGTGTCTTAGACAACGCTATGGAAAAGTATGACCGCACTATATCTACCTCTGAGTTAGAAGCTTTGTTCTTCTCTGAGTACAGTACCATGACTACAGCTAACAAGGTTCTCTATGAGGGTCTGTTCTCCAAGCTACGCAAAGAGGCTCCTATGTCTAGGGACGTAGCCTCAGATGTACTGTCAAGGATGTTTAGGCAGCACGTAGGAGAGCAGGTAGCTAACTTAGGGTTCGACTACGTTAACGGTAAGCTTACCTCTCTTGAGCCACTACGTCAGGTACTTGAGGCGCATGAGGATAACTTCATGCCCAACATGAATGTTGAGTGGGCTGACATTGATATTGATACGATCCTTGAGGCAGGACTACAGCAGTCTCAGTGGAAATGGAATATACCTAGCCTCGCCGGGCGCATAGAAGGCATAAGTAGTGGACACTTTATCATTGTGGGTGCTAGGCCCAACACAGGTAAGACAAGCTTCCATGCGTCTACTATTGCTTCACC